GCACACAAAATGAGACCCCCCTCCCCAAATTCTCATTCGATTCTCATAAAACTTGCAAATTGATTTTTAATAAAACTTTAATGTAATTCTAATAAAACTTTAATTAAATTCTAATTGACAATTAGATATATATATTGTATACTTAGTATAGAAAGTTAAGGGAGGAAAACAAAATGACAAAAAACAAAAAACAATACATCATCATCAACAGTGAAACTAAACGAGGTTATGCAGAACGTGAAACATTTATGGAGGCTGTAGAAGTTGCAAGAAGAAAAGTAAACGGTCAAGTCATCACTCGCAAAGACTGGGAAGCAATGCAAAAATAACAAAAAACAAATTGGAGGGAATAACATGTTAGTTAAAATCATCAAACCAACTCAATCAGATTTATTGAAAGGAATTGCATACGGTACAAAATTAGAAGTATTTAATGAAAGCAACGGTTTTGTAACAGTTAAATATTTTAACGAATTAGTTTCATTTTCAGCAAATCAAGTAGAATACATTTAAGGAGGAAAACAACATGCAAGATATTAAAGTAGGAGACTTAGTAGAGGTTATCAAAAACAGTTCAGGAGCATACAAAGGAAAATCAGAACGATTCAAAGCAGGTGATAAAGCTATTGTATCAGAAGTTATAGGTTTTAATGTTAGAATTTATGATGAGGTAATCGGTGATAGATGCTATGGTAACTTAATAGGTAAAAGCGAAATAAAAAAAGTAGAACCAACTCCAGAACTGACAGAACATGAAGAAGAATCATTATTACGTTTAGCCGAATGTATTCAAAATAAAGATAATAGGCTATCAAATATTCAACAATTTAAAAATATTATAAAACTCAAGGAAGAAGAAATAGAAAAATTTCAAAAGAAATCAAAGAAAGCACCAAAAAAACTATTGACAAAATAACCACTAATTGATATACTATAAGAGTAGTAAGGATACTACAAAAAATAATTTAAACAGTAGAGGAGAATTTATTATGAATTCAGTAACATTATTAGGACGTATTACAAAAGACTTTGAAGGAACAAAAGCACAAAACGGAACTTTAATCGCTCGCACTTCACTAGCCATCAATCGACCAAAAGAAGGCGTAGATTTTATCAATATCACAGCATTTAACAAAACAGCAGAAACAATGGGTAAACACATTAAGAAGGGTGAACGTGTTCTAATCCAAGGACATATCCAAACAGGAAGCTACCAAAACAAAGAAGGTAAAACAATCTACACCACAGAAGTAATTGTAGACCGCTTCGAATTCATCGAACCATCTAAAAAACAAGAATCAAAAGGTATTGACATTTCATATGATGATTTACCATTCTAAGAACTCGGGAGCTTTGCTCCCTTTTCTTTTAAATATTAAATGATATATATATTAAGGAGGAATAACAATGAGAGAATTAACATTTTTAGAGAACGTATTGGCTGTGTGTATTACACTTTTATTTTTCGCTTTAGTATTTGCTTTGGTATCAGGAGTATATACACTTGTTGGTATTAACAATTTCAAGTATTTAATAAGCATTATAATTGTTGTTTTGTTAGTTAAAAAATAAGGAGGAAACAAAATGAAATCAAAAAGTAAACTAAAATACAAATTCACTTTCAACAAACAACTTTACGGCGACATCGCAGATGAAGCTCAAGCAAAGCTTGACAGGTTACACTTTGTAACACAACAACGTGGTGACAGATTTCCTAAAATGGGAGCTATATCATTAAATGAAGCGATGAATCTAATAGAAGGAACATGGTCAAGAGCCTTAGACACACTAATCAACTATTTCTCTATGAGTTTATCAGAAGTAAACCAACATAAACTAGCGAGCACCAAGCGTTATATCGGCGATAAGATCGCTCAAAATGCTACATCAATTCCAAGTCTAATGCTCGTAGTAGTGGAATATGCCCAAAAATTTGAAAGCCAAACAAAGAAAGATAAAAACCGTCGCTTTTCAATCATCGCATATCAGGAGGGTTACAATGGTTAAGAATCCGTTTAAAAAAACACCAGAGGAAAAGTTACTACAATTTATTGATAAATTCAGAAAGGAAAACATACCGAAAGACTTTAACCAAGTGGCTGGTTTAGAAATGCTAACCAATAAAGATATAGACTACATTGTTTCAATTTCATCACGTACCGATGGTAAAAGCTTCAACTATTTAGGAGGTTTGGCCGCTATATCAATCGAATTTAATTTAAAAATATGCTTATTGGTACGACATTTTACAATGAGACAATCGTATATGGAGTTGCTTTGGGAAATATTCGACGTTATGCCGTATTTCGATGTAAAATTATTAGATTTTGAAAGAGGGGACTCATACACAAATGTAGAATATGACGGTAAGGTAATAGCAACAATTGCAGACATTAATAAAAGTACAGACTTAAAAAACTATTCAACATTTCTAAAAAAGTTTCCTATAATTGTTTATGATGAGTTTATTACATTAGAAACAGATTACGTACCACAAGAAGAATTACATTTTGCACGTATTTACACATCAATAGACCGTTGGGATGACCCTATTCCTTACATTGGTACACCAAAAGTATTTTTACTAGGAAATCCCGAAAACTTTGCTAGCCCTTTAATGGGTCTATTAGATGTTTACAACGTGTTAGAAACACACCCGATTAATACAGGAGCATGTTATGACATTGTTTATTTAGAAATGTTTAGAAACGAAAATCAAAACGCTAAACGTAATAGCAGAGCTTTGAAACATTTAGATAATCCCGCACAAAGTGGTGATTTTAACTTTAATAACACATATATTGCAAATGAATCAGTTAGAACAAGAATAAGGCAAGGAGGATTCAACTATTTCTTTATTAAATTAGAAACTGGGTTCCTTAAAGTAATGTTTAATCTCGTAACAAAAGAGACCTTACTATCTTACAAGGTAAATTCTAAAGAATATGAATATTGTACAGAAGTAGCTGACATTAAACCAGAAGCTACTTATTTAAAAGAGACTTATTATAAAGAAAGTCACTACAAATACCACGAAAAAGGTAAATATTGGTATGATAATGCCTATACCAAAACATTATTAACAAGAGATCCTCAATTAATCCAATTAAAGATTTGGAGATGTGTGAGTGAATATAGAACGCAACATCCTCTAACAGTACCAGAGAGAGTGGAAAAAGAATATAAACAAGTTTACGAGGAGCAAACATTAAAAGCAATATATAAAAGATTTTTCAGTTAGGAGTTTTACACATGAATGCATTACTAGAACATGCTAAATGGTTAGACGGTACAACCTTTGAAGATTTTAAAAGATACGTAAAACAAAGAAAAATACACCAATTCGATTGTGACATCGAAACATTTTCTTACAATATGATTTGGCAAAAGCAAGCACCTAAAAGAATGAAGTCAAGAATGTTTACCTTTTGTGCAAGTTGGCATGAAAATGGAGTTATTTACACTGTTGCATTTCCAGATTTCAGATATTTCTTTGATGCTTATCATTATTATGCGAAACATTGCAATAAGAAAAAAGGAGAACCTAACAACAAACGTTTAAAAATGTACTTACACAATGGAAATAAATTCGACAACCATTTCATAGCTAAGATGATTCATGATGTTTATAATGCAGAATACTACAACATGCAAGACGAAAAAAGCGAAGTCACTCAAAAGGTGGCTTCTCACATGTCTTTAAAAGAACAAGAAAATAACTATATTTTAGAAAAACGTGTTAAAGGAATTAGTCACTTATCTTTTGCTGGCAAAGTTAGAGATGTTATTATAGAAGTAGAGGATACAGTAATGAAAACAGGTTGTTCCTTAGCTGTTTGTGGTACCATGTTAGAAGCTGGAGGGTTTTTAAATAAAGACCAACTAAAAACAACTTTTGATTATGAAAAATATCACTATCAAGAAAATATGTCTGATGAAAAGGCACGAAAAATAGCCATGGATCTTTATTACCAGCTATCAGAAGAAGAATGGACTTACATTCAAAACGATACCATTATTCTTTCAAGTTTAAGAATGAACTTTTCTAGTGTTTTTATGGGATTCGATTTCAAAAAAGCAACAAAAACGCAAAATATTATTAACGCATATACTGTCAACAATTTAGCAAGATATCAGATTCTAGGTAAAGTTATTACAAAAGAAGGTGTTAAAACAAAAACACATTCAATTAATTATAGCGATTACTCCGTTAAAGGTGAAAATTTCGCTACAATTATTCAAAAGTTTTATAAAGGAGGTTTGAATTTCTACAACCAAAACTATTTAGCTAAACTAATCACAGATGAAATGATAAGTTTTGATATAAATAGTTCTTATCCATCTATCATGTATGAATTTTCATTACCTCATATTTTAATAGATTATTGTGAGGAAAAAGAAACAGTAACTATTAACACTGATATAGATAAACAGTTTATGTTATATCGAGTGAAGAAAACAACGTTCAATAGAATAATGGCTCAATTAGATACTAGAATTGGTAGACAAATGTTAGTGAAGTATTTTAGAACGGTTGAAGAAGAAGACGTTTATTTAACAAGTTGGACGTTTAAGATGTTAAAAGAGAATTTCAATTTAAATATAGAACGGTTAACAGTCGAACAATGGTATAAATTCAGTGTAAAACCTTTTGGAGGTATTGAAAAGTTAATTGAATTTTATTACACAAAAACACAAGGAAAATCAAAAACATTGGTAGAATTTAAAGATAATAACCCAACGAAAATTATTTTCACTGATAAACCTAGTAAACGTGTATTCACCAAACCAGAAATAGACATTTCAAAAGTTAACTTAAATGGTATTTATGGAGCACCAGCTCTTAGACCGACTTATTCTATCGGGTATCGAGACGAAGATAATCAACTACACTTAGAAAGAAATGCTTTTCATAACACAGAAAGGAATGCGCTAACTTCTGTTTTTACAACTGGTGGAGCTTTATGGCGCTTAACACAACCCTTTAAATATTTAACAGGTAAAGAGATAGATAAATGGTTTGTTTATTGTGATACAGATAGTCTTTACATGATTAAAGAATGTTATGAAAAATTACCTAAAGAAATGTTTCACCCAGCGAATTTAGGTAGTTGGGATGTTGAACACGAAACAATTGAAAAATTTTACGTTTTAAACCACAAGAAATATGCTTACTATGCCGAAAATGAAATACAATTTCGCTGTGGCGGTGTCCCTTTAGATAGTTTTGATAATGATATGAAATTCGAACAATTTATAGAAACACAATTCTCAAAAGGTGCTAAAGTAGCGAATAAAAGAGGAATATATACACATGAGGGAACAGTTGTAATTTATGATTCAGTTACCGAATTAGACGAAGGAAACACATATCCTGAGTTTTACCTACCAGAGGATGAAAAAGAATTTAGTAAAATGATTGATTTAGCAAGAGAAGATCTGAAAGATGAAGACGATAGTGATGTACTTTATTTAGAAAGTGACCTAGGAACTCTAGCTATAAAAGACTTATGGCAGTATGAATATGAAGAAACAAGTAAAGATATTTGGGATTTAGTTGTAGATTCTAGGGAAATTAATCAAATTCTAATCGAAAACTAATTGACAAATAGATATATATATCTTATACTTAGTTCATAAGGTTAAGGGAGGAATTAATCATGTTATTATCATTTTTAAGAACAGAAGCAGAAGGTCACTATTTTATCGATTTAAATTACAATGTTTATCTTTACAAACCGAGGGAAACAAGAGTAAGTTTTGTAAAATTTGTAAGCATTGAAAAAAGTACATTAGAAAAATATGGAGAAGTAACGGAGGTAGAAGCATAATGTTAAGAGAAAAAGAATGTAATTTAAAAACAAGAATTTATAAGGTAGATTATTTACTAATTTATAACAATGGTACAGTTGAAGCAAATTCACTGTATTACGAAGGAGAATCAACTAGTGATGCACAACATAAATGGTTAGATATATATAAAGATTATCCATTTGTTAAATTTGTTAGATGTACGGAGGTACCAATTCAATGGAATTAAATTATTACGAGATTCAGGTGTATAACGAAAGAACAAACGATTTTGACATTTTCATTGTAATGGCTTCTGATATGACAGGAGCTAGAATTGAATTTTATAAATGTTTTAGAGAAACCACACACGATTTATACAACATGATTACTAAGAAATTGGAGGAACTATAAATGGATCTAACAAGAGAAGAGTTTTTAGAACGTTATTGGAATACGGTAAAAAGAATTTGCACATACTATAATGTACCTTTCAATAAAGCTATTGGAAATAATGCTTATCTATGTCAGAAGGGGATTTATAATCCTACTATCATAAAAGAGCGACAAATAGCAAAAAATTTAGGATTAACTTATTTTGAGTTTTTAGAGGATTTAAATGAATTTTGGAGAGGATTGGAAGCATGAACATTGTAGAATGGAGACTTATACCAGATTTTCCTAACTACGCCGTAAACATTAAAGGGGAAATATTAAACATTAAAACACATCGGAAATTGAAAGAACGTAATCATAATCAAGGATATAAAAAAGTAATGTTATCAAATAATGGAAAAACGAAACAATTCTATATCCATCGTTTGGTGGCACAAGCATTTATTCCTAATCCGTCAAATTTAGAATATGTGAACCACATTGACGAAAACAAAGATAATAACCATGTATCTAATCTTGAATGGATATCAGCTAGAAATAACGTTATTTACTCTATATCTAACGTATACGAAGCTTTAAGACCTGACGGATATAAAGTATCGTTCTTAGGGCATAATGAGCTTAAAACAGCTGGTTTTAACCCTAAGTTAGTTGAATGTGTAGCTAATAATGAAAAATTAGAATATCGTGGATACCAATGGCGTAAAATTGGTACTAAGGCAGAAATAAGAAAGGGTGTAAAATAATGAATTGGAGTAGATTATTCGATATTGTACTATGTATTTTAACATTTTTACTAGTAATCGTTGTTAACATTATCATAGGTATTGGAGTTTATTCTGATATTACTTCTAATAATATTAATAACGCAACAATTATTGTTCCCATAGTTATTTTATTTTTAGATTTTTTATTTTTTTGGTTAGTAGGTGATTTATAATGCCTAGTTTCAAAACTTATACAACGGAACAATATCAAGCGTTTCTAAGCCAACCTTTTGGATATGATTTTGGTGTTAGTGATGAAACAATTGCTCAATGGTTTATGATTCAGCCAGGGGCTAGACCCGTTATAAATTCCTACGGTGTGACAAAAGCTAACTTGCTTTCTGATTATATTCCTAAGTTAAAACAAGAATTTGGTGGATCGTTAGTATTTCTTATGACAACTGTTTCAGAAGGTGGTGGGGCTGGTAATTGGATTAATCATTACCAGAATGATACAGGTAACACTGGAATGGAGTGTTTAATTGCAGACATAGAATACACTAAAACAACATTTGACAGACATTTTCCACCAGCTATGAATGCCCCTGAAGTTGGAGGTACTTACGTTGAAGATATTGAAGGTTTAACAATGCAAGTGTATAACGCAGTTCCTGATGGTTCGATTGGTTCATACTTCATACCATCAACAATGGCTGGTAATGCTTGGATTTTTGGTTCTCAATGGTGTTTAGCTAATCAAGGAGCTGCAGCTCCAGCTGTGTATTTTGGCAATCCGTATGACCAATTAATTGATGTTATAAAATCATTTGGAGCCGATCCTTTTAAAGAAGGTAGCACGGCAAAACCTAATCCAGACACACCAAAAGGTGATCCCAACGAAGAAGGAAACAAACCAAAACCAAAACCAGACATTCAAAAAGCAATTGATAAAATACTTGATGAAATTAATAAGGCTTTAAACAATCAAACGATACAAGGCAGTCCTTTATTAAGCTACAATAACGATGTAACAATAGAAAGAACCTTTAACAATAGCTACAAGATTAGTTACACTTCATCATTTAAAAAGAAACTTTCAGATATGTTAAATGCTAGCGATTTAGGTTTAATAACTGATGACGGAGCTCAATCTATTCCACCAAAAGAAGACCCAAAACCTCCAAGCATTGAAGCTGGAAAAGATTCTAAAACAATGAAAAAAATCTATGATTGGTGTAATGAAAACCAAGGTCAAGCATTCGATACAGATGGTCATCATGGTGCACAATGTGTTGATTTGATTAGTTGGTTGAACACACAAGTTTTTGGCTTAGGTTTAGACACCTCTGGATATTATGCTAAAGATATTTGGAATAATCCAGTTCCATCTGGTTGGTATAAGGTTAATGGTAATCCTAATGATGATAACGCTTCTAGGGAGATATGGAATACGTTACCTAACGGGGCAATAGTTTGGTGGACCAATTCAGGAGCTGGTCACGTTGGAGTGAAAGCTGGAGATTTTGCTATGACCTTACAACAAAATTGGACCTCTCACGGATTAGGTGGTCCTATCGTTTTAGCAGATTGTGCTAGTTGGATGGTTTCATCTGGAAGTGGTTTTTTAGGAGCTTGGGTTACAGATAATTAGAAAACAATTAGAAAATAAATTGGTATACCTCTCCCCCACCGGTAGGGGGGAGGCTTAAGCCTTGGTAAATCTATGTTCTTATATGAGAGAAAAATGTGGTATAGGAGGAATAAATAACATGAGAGAATTATTTCGTTTAAATTGTCAATATTGTGGTAAAGAATTTAATGATGTTGAAAGGTTTTTAGGGCATGAAAGCTTTTGTAAAAAGAAGAAGGGATCTAACAACGTGAAGCCAAAACATTACAAACAAGGGAAAGAAGACTTAATAGAAATGTGGTATCGAACAATGACCTTAGAACAATTTAGAGGTGCCATGAAGTCAAACATTATTAAATACACAATGAGGTACGAAGGAAAAAATGGTATTGAGGATATTGATAAAGCAATTGAGTATTTGAATAGATTGAAAGGATATGAGAAAAATGAATTACAAAAATAATAAAATAGTTTTTAATTTATTTTTAGCTTATGTAATATTATCTATGATATCATCTATAATATCATAAAATATAAAAACCCTAGGTTAATCCTAGGGCTTCTTTTTATACTTTAACTTCTGTATAAGCTTTCTCAATCATTTTTAAACCGAAATTGTCATGGTTGTATACTGTTTGGTTTGTAGAACCTCCGTAACGTTTAATTAAAGCATTTGCTTCATTTACATAAGTCATAGTTGGTAAGTACATACGTTTATCTCCGCATACAAACCATTGTTCTGTATTTCCATTCTTTTGTTTTTTCATATAAATAAACATTTTATCATCTTCTTTCTTTGGTATTGGTAGTTGTTTTGATGGTTCTGGTTGTTTTCCATTTGAAGCTTCTTGAGCTAGCTTCACAAGTTTGTCAATGTTGATGCCTCCAGGGCACGCTGTAGCTGTAACTTCGTTGTGAGCTTTTATTGTGTTTCTATTAATTGGTAGGTCGTAACGTTGGCAAATATCAGCAATCAATTTAGCACTGTTTCTAAGTGTTTCATCGCTAACGCTCCATGAAGGGGCTCCCGAACTGTTTACATGTTCTAATCCAACAGAACGATGGTTTACATTAGGAATGGTTGGAACGTCACTTCCGCCAGTTCCTCCAGCGTGATAAGCAGTGTAATTTTCGCCAACACAACCGATTATTTCGTTATCTGTAATTTCATAATGAGCGGAGGTCCAATTTCCAGATGTTGTGTACCATGTCGACATTGCAACATCTTTATTCGTTGTGGCATTGTGATGTATAACAATAAACTCGATTCTTCCTTGACGTGGTTCACAATACATAGCGTTTGGATTAATACTAGTTGTTACTTTTGAATAAGTCTCCATCTATTCACCACCTTTCGGGTTATTATCATAATCATTTTGTACCTTTTCTAAAGCTGATTTTAACCATTTAGGTAAAGTAACACCCATCTCTGTTAGGTTTTCAAAAATTGAAATTCCATAAGTAGCGCCAAAGAAGAATAATAAACTATAACCTAAAAAGTCAACACCTCCTAAATGGCAGAAAATGCTTGTTACAACAATAGTTGCGAATACAGACATGTGTTTCATCATACCAGCTAATCCGATAGTAGAGTTAGCCTTTTTCGTTACAAAAGCTTTTGTGTAACCAGTAAACATATCTCCTAAAATTAACGTGCTGATTACTAAGAACCAGTAGTCATGAGCTAAAAAGTTAATAGCATCTAATAAAGTAATAAATGTAATTTGTTGCATTAAACGTTTCTCCTTCTGTTTTCTAGTGGGTTTTGTGCAAATGGATTTTGTTTATTGTTGAAATGCCAGAAACGAACTCCAGCCATTAATAAGGCTTTTAATTGTTCCATGTATTGTGTAGGGATCCCGTTGATTTTAAATTGACCGTCTATTTGTAAATAGTTACAGATTGTCATTGAATGAATATCCTCTACAACACCTTTTTCGTTAAATTCAAAACCCATCATGCTGTAATATTTTCTTATTTTTTCTACTTCTGCTTCACTGGGAGCCGAAAACTTAACAGTAAAACCGAATATGTCATTTTTAATATTAAAGGCCTGTCCTCCGTTGCTTGTTGTTAAGCTTGGTGAACTTAGAGCTAAGTCAGCAAATTCAGCACGTTGTTTTCGGTAGTATTCAGTATCACTAGCAATCTTACTACCAATGTTAGTTAGTGATAAACCACCTCCCATAAGTGAATAAGCATCGGTAAAAATATTCGTTGCTTTTTCCAATAGTGATTGGTTAGGATCTGCTAAGTTTTTACCAATGTTTTTTACACGTCCTGTAGTAGTTTGTGAGTTGTTATAAGCAATAGTGTTGGCATTGTTTGCAAGTGATAATTTATAATTGTCAATTAACAATGGAACTTGTGTAAAGTTGTTATAAGTTAACGAATTATTTAAGAATGTTCCAGTAGGTACACCTTTTTCTTCTTCACTGCTGGCTTGCCAATATCTTACAAAAATCCTCATTTCATTATGAAAACCAAGCGATTGGCGCATTCCAAATTGAAGACCATCATCTGGTATTTGTGCTAAGTCTAAATTTAAAGACTCACCAGCCCAGTTATATACTTCACATGTGTAATATCCAGCTCTAAAAATATGTTCTTCATTAGATGGAACTTTCAAAACATACATTAAATCTGGTTTTCTGGTGTTCATAGAAATTAAGTTTCCCTCCATCGACAAACCACCATCTGGCAGTTGATAAAGAGTGTTAAAATCTTCATTGTTTAACTTCACTTTTAACAATTTTGTTAAGTCTATCATTTCTTTTGGTAATAGTGTAATATCACTAATGTTTTGACCTATCCAAGGGTAGTCCTTTAATGCTATAGTGAATTTTTGAAAGTCTTTAGACTCAACCATGTACAAGCCTACAGGACTAACAATCTTATCATAAGAGCCTCCTTTAGGTAATTTAATAACAGGTTTTTCTAAACTTCCGAAGTCTGCTGATAAGTCAACACTTGAACGAATAAGAACAACTAAATTTTTGAATTTATAATTCTTTTGGTATACGTACTGTTTTGATGTTGCTTGCAAAATATCACTGTTTGTTTTAATCTCCATTAAACGTCTTTGATACATATTTTCTGGTAAATGTTGACGATTAATAGTAACATTTGAAATACCTGTTAATGTTTTACCTTGTGTAAATGTCATTAAAACATCGACTACTACTTGAAACATTGTTACTTTTTCATTAGCGTATTGGGTAGACATCACATAAAAATAATAATCTTTTCCAGTGAAACCGTCTTTAAAGTGACCGTAATTGATACCATCACAATCCTCATAAGGAATAGGCAGACGTAATGTAAGCCTATCCTTTACAAGATTGAAATTTCCTTCAAATTCTACTTTTTTAAAACCGCTAGTAATAAAGAAATAACGCTCTCTTTCTTCGTTGGTGTCAAAATGAATGGTTTCGTTTAACGTTGTCATTGGTGTATCGTAAAACAAAGTAACCTTTGAAAGTTTCAATTATCTCACTCCTTTAATACGAACGATTGTAATACCTGAATCTTTACTTGTTGCAACGTTAGTAGTGCCACCCTCGCCAACTGAAATTCTTTTAAGCAAAGTAACAACTAGTTTATTGTTTCCATCAGGTGTTAATCTGATTTTTCCAATTGAATAACCTGAGCTGTCATCAGTTGCCGTATAAGGTAGATTGATACTGATTTGAGATGAAAAAGTTTCTGCCACTTGTTCACCGTTGAATCGATACCATATTTTAAAATTACTATAGTTAGTCAAACTATCATTTAATTCTAATACTTGATTGTGTGTGTCAACTGTACCAGCCCATAAGTCTGCCGTGGATTCCATTGTACGCCATAACGTTGGAGCTCCACCACCACCAGCTGTATTTTGGTTATAATTTAGAGCAAACGACACACGACCGCCTGTGCTACCTCCAAATACGTAAATGATTTTACGTGTTGCATGCTCCCCCATAACTACCACATTTACAATGCCTTTATCGACAACTGCTGGAGGTTTCGGAGTATTTGCAAACTGCCATGTTGTGGCATAAGAACCAAAAGGTAAATCAAAAATGTTCGGGTATTTTAAACCAATATCGTTATCTTTAATGAAATGACCTTTCGCCAAACGTGTTACTTCGGGTGAAGCAAAACCAGCTTTTAGTTCCGTACCAATAACATGAGCGTTTGTGCTATCACCATCAAAATGAGTAGCCAATTGTCTTAAAATCCATTTAATTGTTGGTACGACTTTTAATTCTTCTACTTTAAATTTTTTTAAATCCATAATTCTTCCTCCTAGTATGTCCAATTAATGAAGTTTGTTGCTCTACCGACACCTTTTGTTTTTAACGTTCTAGTTGTTGTGTCAATTTCTAAATTATAGAAACTTCCTTCTAATTCAGTTCCTTGACCTCCCTCTAAAGGAAAAGCATTTAATAAACAAGCCATGTTAAACTCTCTGTCTGTGTTTTTAGGGAAATCAGTTTCACTGTGGTAGTGACCAGCCAGGTAACCTATGAAAGGTCTTACCCCTTTTGTAGCATTGTTAAATTTAATCTCACTATGAGAAGTGTTATCCAAACCGACTAAAGTGTTAGCTGGAATTGTGAAGTCTTCACCTTTTTGATAAGAGTTAAATACTTGATTAAGTGTTTGACCGTTACCAGTTTTATCTTTATCAATAACAATATGACCCGCTACTAATAAGTGATAATCAGCTGGTAATGCGTTCATGAAATTAGATAATTCTCTAAATTGTTTAGCTGAAATTAAACCATTTTGATAACCATCTTGGTTGTCTGTTTCTTTAAAGTAACCAGCAGCTTGTTGTTCACTAAAATCATCGCTATACATTTTGAAGAATCCAATTTTCTTATCTGGGTATAATTGACCCCCGTATAAAGGTTGCCCGTTAATGGCTTCCATTTCTGCTTTTGAAAGTACCATAGATAAGTCATGATTTTTATTTGTAGCGTAAGGAATACCTCCACGATCGTGATTACCAATAACAATGTGTACATCTTTATCTAAATTCATTTGAGTGTAGTTAGCGAATCGTTTCATGTTAGCGATTGTAGTACGTTTAACATCTTCTGGTAACATTACATCGTTGTTAGCACCAACAGCCCCAGAATAGCTGTCTACGTTGTCACCGCAGTGAATAGTCATATCAGTTTTGTTAACCAATTTTTCAAATTGACCTAATACCCTAAAATTATCTTTATTTTTTAGATAGTTTGATTCTGGATATAAGTGTAAATCTGTGATAAAAGCTACATTGAATTTAGTTTTATCAATTTCATTTAACACAGCATCTAAATTCTTGTAAGGTATTGGTACTTCTTGATTAATTTCATTAGCTCCAACAGGAACTAAAACGCTTGCTCCTTCAGGGTCTAATTCATCTAATCGTTGGTTAATCAGGTCTAATTTATCATCAATTTCTTTTAAAATTGGAAATAAGTCTTTGCTGTACAAACCATCTTCCTTGATTGTAATTGCATTTTTTAATTGTCGAACATCTGTAGGTAATAAAGATAGACTTTTTACCTGAATAGGGTCTTCCAAGATACTTAGCAATACATTTGCTTTTAAAGTAATGATTTCCTCTACAGGGTCTTTTGTCGGGTCTAATTCTTTTGACCAATCACCAATTTTTTCTAAATCAACTGTCAAAGTATCAGATACTTCTAATCCTCTTTTAAACAACTGGTCAATTAACGGGTGTAAATTGTTAAGTTCTTCATTTTTTCTAGCTAATTCTTTATAATAACTTTCAGAGTTAGTATTAAAGTCTCCATGTTGATAATGTGGGATAATACCGCTAGAATGTGGAAAATTTGTAAATGTGTTCATTTTATCTCTCCTTTACCATACTTGTAAGAAACAACGTCTGTCATATTCTTTAAAATAATAATCCCAAGCTCCACGAAAGGCTTTTAAATTACCAGCGTTGTAGTTTTTACTGTCTGTTTTTGTCGTTTGTTTGTTGTTGTTGTTTGACTTATCTAAAGATTTAGCAATGTTGTTTTCATCACCATAATCCATCTCAAATGAGTTTAAATCAAGGTTTATTTGGTCTTGTGGTAATGTACTTCTTAAATCTCTATTTTGAGAAATACTTTCATTAATACCTTCGTTAATTGATTCTGATGTTACTGAATTGTTACTAATAATAAAGTCTTCATAGTTCTCAAATAAAATCATCATTTCTTGTTCGTTAGATAATGAAGTATAAACAACTTGAGAAGCAAAGTCTTCAACTGTTTGACGACCAATCTGTCTATTTAAGAAGCGATTTACAAACATCTTTTTAATGTATTTGTCTGCTTCTGGATTGGGAAATGTATATCCCATGAAAAACATGTCGTTAACAATTTCTTGCACATCTTCATCGTAACGTAAAGCTTTCTGGATAAATTGAAATTTTTTGTTGTTCCCTGTGTATTCACCGTTATTGTAAAATTCACTCTTGTTCTTCTTGAGTAGTTCCGTTTGGATTATATCCATTAGGGAGATTGTTATTAGTCCCATTGTTGTTGTCACCGCCTATCTTATCATTTAAAATAGTAAGTTTTGTTACCATTTTGTCGTTCATTACAGGATAAACCTTAGCTCCATAACGTTTGTTTAATTTGTTCAAACCATTTTTACGTGATTCGATGTTAACATTACCGTTAGCAGTTTGATAGGATTCTCCTGAATTACTTTCGCTTTCAGTAACTCCACTTTCTTTATCAACACCTAAACCACTCAAACCAATCATGGAATTAAGTTCATTCAAAGCGTTAGAGTATTCTCTTTTTAGTTCTGTCATTAACGTTGAAATATTTGAACCATCGAACGTTTGAATATGTTCATCTGGATCAAAAGCTCCTGTAATATTAACAAAAGGTGCTCCATTATAGAGTGATTCAACAATTTGTTCTGCCGTTTGGTCGTTAGGTTCTCCAATAATAAAAGTTGTAATTTTAGATTGCATTTTTAAGCTATATCGGGAACACACAATTTCTGCTAACTCCATCGCATAATGTTTTACAATCTCATAATCACTTGTGTAATTAAGAATCTTGTTTCTTAAAACAATAAAGTTACCAGTTTGACAATCGTCAATTTCTGTGATTTCCTCCATAATTGGTAGTCGGTGTTCTTCTGGTACTAACCATTGAATATCTCGACCATCTAATGGTTTCGAAATAACAAAGTTTGCTGGGTCTGATACAGTTAATTTATTTGTTGAAATACCTAGTAAACGAATAGCACCGCTTCTTGTTTCACCAATAATACAATCATAACCACCTCTTAGGGCTACTTCTACTTTAAGCCAGTCAACGGCTAATTTCTTATCGCTTAAATCAACGTAAGTGATAATTGTAGGTAGAATCTCTAAATAACGATTATAGAGGATACGGGCGAACCTATCTCTATGAGTGGTCACCCGTTCCGCTACTTTTAATCGTAATTCTGATTCCAACCCATCGTTAAATTGAGGGTTGAACATTTAAATACCTCCTTGTTTTATCCTTCTGGTGCTGGATCTGGTGTTTTACCTTTTACCAATACTTTGTTATAGAAAGGACTGATAGCTTTCATTGAATAGTAATGAATCCAGTAAGTGACTTCATCAAATTCAGGATTGTAGAACGGGGCTTTTAACATTCCTTTAGTGAAGCGATTGTAGATAATTGAGTCAACGTCTAAAATCATAGCCCATAAATCGTTTGATGGTTTGATTTCTTCAAATTGAGAAGCTACTGTTGGTAAATATTTATTAACGTCAAACGTTACTACAGAACCTTCAGGAATCGTTGAATTAGTTGTTACTTGGTAATCACCTAAAGCTTTAAGAGCTGTTACAACTGCCTCAGTTACTGGAATATCTGCTTTAGCACGGAACACACCGCCTAAATCTGGGAATGCGATAATACGGTCTGAAAAGTCGATACCATTAATGTGGTATGTGTTAGCGAGTTTACTGTCAAGTAAACGAGCTTTGATTTTTGTTGTTGTTAAAATCATTAACTTAGACATATCTGAAACTGTAGTATAACGACCAATAGCACCACCTGAGGCTTTTGGAGCTTCGTTGTATTTGTCTTGGTTTGTTTGTAAGTTCATCATTTGTTCAGCAATTTGTTCAAACATACCTTCTAAGTTATCAACTTCAATTTTTTGTGAATCTGATAATTGATTTTCGGCATAATCTACTAACATGCCTTTAATTTGACGTTCTTCGTCAACGTTAATATCAGAGATTTTTTTCTTATAAACAGCAATGGCATATTTCACACCATCTTTTAATGTTAACCAGTTTTGGCGAACATCGTTATTATTTAATGTGAATTTAACTTTACGAACGATTCCTGGTCCGTATAATTTTGTAATCATTTCAGGATAGTTGCGTTTCAACATTAATAATTCATCTTTCGATAAATCCATATTTGTTGGAATTGTATCCTTGATTACATATTCTTCGCTGTATTGACCTACGAAGTCAACTTCTTGAGCTAACCAGTCAAATGAGTTACCTAAAGCTACTTGAATTAAACGTGTTTCATTAAGTTTAGGGAATAAGAATTTGTTAATAAATGTTTCGAATTGCGTACCTACTGAAGTCCAGTTTTGGCCTAAAGTCCAAGCTTCACCAAATTCATGGTTGTAGTTGTCTAAGGCTGTTTTTACATCAGCTGCTAATAAGTTAGCTGCTGCTTTCTTAGTTGTTACCATATTATTCCTCTCCTCCTAGGTTGTGTAATTTTTGTTCGTATTCATCTTGTGATTGTGGAGCAATTGACATAGATGCAGATAACTGTTGTTTCATACTAAATTTAGAATCAGTACCAGCTTCTGGTGTTGTCATTTTTGGTTCATGTGAACGTTCTAAATCTGTTGCGTTCATTTCTTAGCACTCTCCTTTAATTTCTTTTTTAATTTTAATAATGCCAGTTTTTGGCTAGGTTTTAACATTTGTTGCACTTTCATAGTGTGACCTCCTATAAGTCTAATAACTCTGCGATTTCTTCTGTGTCCTCGTCAACTGGTTCTCCTTGTTCTGAATCAGCTCCGATGACATCCATTTCTTCGCTTAAGTCTGTTTCTTCCTCTACAGTATCAGCTGTTTGGATAGTTGGTTTAGCTAGGCTTTCGATAGATTGTTGAATTGCTTTCAATAAATCCATAACTTCTAGCATAGATGGTTCTGGTGTTACATCTGGAATATCTGATGGTTCTTCAACAGGTGTTTCGGCTACTGGCTCGACAACAGTCTCCGTTGTTTCATCAGGTGTCGCTTCTGTATCTGCAACTTCCTCTTTGATTTCCTCCGCCATGTTTTCACCTCGTTTCATAATATAATAAAATAGTCAAGGGTTTTATCTTCATTAGTTAGTGTGAATCGTTTGTCACCTCTTTTGTCATTACCCCTGACCATCGTATAGTAAGCGACCGCTCGGCAGTCTAGTAAGGATTTCTCCTTAACTCACTATAATTAGTTTATCATTAAATTATAATAATGTCAAGTTATTTATTAAAATTAAATGAGAATAAATAAGATTTTTCTAATATGAGAGAACAATGAGAAAATAATAAGATTTTTCTAATATGAGAATTCCATTAGAAT